AAAGTTTGGCCTTCAGCATATGCATCAGGAGCCTTGGCTAAATGTAGGAAAGTAGGCGCTTCTAATTGGGGCAACTCTAAAGTTAGAAAGACCACCAGAAAGAAAAAATGATATGGCGGTCAGAAAAACAAAGAAGGGAGCAGACTTAAAACGATGGTTCAAGGAGAAATGGGTTGACGTTCGTACGGGGAAAGCATGTGGCAGACGTAAAGGTGAAAAACGGGGTACTCCATATTGCCGCCCATCCAAGCGTGTCAGTTCTAAGACTCCCAAGACATCTAGCGAACTTAGTGCATCCGAAAAAAGAAGCAGGATCGCACAGAAAAAACGACTCGGACAGCCAGCAGGTAAGCCTAGAAGAGTTAAATCAGTAAGGAGAAAGAAATGACAAGATGGTTAAAAAATATTAGGGACGGCGAAGTTTATGAGTGGGATGAAATCCTAGCTGCTAACCCTTTGACTAAAGAAATTACTGAGGAAGAAGCATTCCCAGAAAAATTTATGCCTAAAAAACAAAAAGGGCGTAAAGCTAAAGTTAATTTAGAAACTGAGGTTGTAGATGATAAACCAAAGGTAGCCGCAGAAATAGAAGAAGAGGCGACTAAAGGTTTAACTAGAGCTAGAAATGATAAAGGCCATTATATAGCTGATGATCCAGATACGCCTGAAAATGAGGCTTGGGTAGATGATTCTAAATGATGTAATAACACAAGTCCGAAATTTAATTCAGGACACAGATTCTACAGGGTATCGTTATAGTGACGCTATGTTACTAAACTTTGCTAATCAGGTATTAAGACGAACATCTATATTTAGACCTGATTTGTTTTCTCTCCAAGCAAACCTTACTTGTGTTGCTGATACTGTGGTGCAATCAGCTCCTGCAGATTCCATAAGATTAATGGAAGTTTATTATAATGTAACTGGTAAAGGAATCATAGAAACCACGAGAGAAGTTTTGGATCAAGCGTACCCTACGTGGATGACTGATGATGCTGCTATTACGATTAATTGGATTAGAAACATACGTAACCCAAATAAATTTTTTATATACCCTAAGGCTCCTGCAGCTCATCAAATTGTAATTGAGTATGCACAAACCCCACCTACATATGATGGTACTACACAGGTAGCTCTACTACCAGATGCTTATTTCCCTGCTATCGTAGACGGTACGGTGTTTTTAGCGGAGTCTATAGATAATGAGCATGTTAACTCAAATAGAGCTGCACTTTTCCAGCAGTCCTTCTCACAGGCACTTGGTGTTTCATCACAGACAAGGCAGATTACCGATACAGAAGGTGGTGGGTTACCTGAAGAGGAGGTTGTTTAATGCCAAAAAGATTCGACAGTTTAGTGCCACGTTTGTCACCTAGTGTACCAGGTTGTCCTCAGCCAGTCATAGAGCAATACGTTCGTGATGCTGCTATTAACGCTTGCGAAAAAACACTAGCGTACAGACATGTCCAAAGTAAAATACCTTTAACTACAGGCGTCTATGACTATCCATATGACCCACCTACAAACACAGAAGTACACGCTGTGTTAAGTGCGTCTATTGATGGTAGTCCTATGACTTCTCTACCATTAGAATCATTTCAAGATAGATTCCCTAAATGGCCTGATTTTTTACCTTCTGAGTATGGTTGTCCTAAATATTTATCACAGTTAGATGCTGATACATTTATTGTTACACCTACCCCAGATGCACTTAAAACATATGAAATCCGTATGGTTATTGCAGTAAAACCATTGCGTACATCCATAGATATGGATACTACAACTTTTGATGAATTAGAAGATTTAATAATGCATGGAGCACTTCAGAACTTACTTATTCTACCTGAGCGAACATGGTCGGATAGAGAGTTAGCTGCATTCCATGCCAAGCAATATTTATATAAAGCTGCAGAGCGTAGAGCTAGAACTAATCTTGGTGCTGCTAGAAATACACTACGTGTTAAACCAGTGGCTTTTGGGTGAGGTGAATTATGGCAGATGTAATTAGATTAGTAAAAGGTAATAGTAAACCCGACATAATACTCACTTTAACAGATGATGGCACAGGTGGTGCTATTGATTTAAGTGCGCCAACAACAACTGTAACTGTAAAGTTTCGCAAACAAAATACGACTACTGTATTATCCACAATAAACGCTAACAAAGTTAGTGGTGGAGCTACAGGACAGGTTCAGTTTGATTTTGCTGGTGGTGTTCTTAATGTAGATGCTGGAATGTATGAGGGTGAAGTAAACATAGATTTTAATGGTTCATTACAAACTGTATATGATTTAATTAAGTTTAGAGTACGGGATAACTTCTAATGCCTAATATACGTCTAAAAGCCGCTACTAATGGTGGGCTGGCTTTAGATGTACTAGCCAGAACTGCTTCTAGCACTCATCCAGTAATTGGCATAGCTCTTAATGCTGAACCTCAAGATAGCGAAATAGCTTTAGCTGCCGATCCTATTATAACGCAGAACATATTCAGAGTTTCTGCAAATGCTTTGAGTCATGAGATTTACATGACTTATGAAGCTATACCAGTTGTTAACCTACCAGCAGAAACTGTACTTACTTCAGATTCTATAGGCCCATTTATTATAGGGTTTAACCCTACAGATACACCTATAATCGTGGATGCCCCTGCGTTTGATTTTACATTTAACTCTATACCAGACGACACATTTTCTCTTGCAGACTTACCAGCGTTTGAATTAGGGCGTCCCCTAGATGATAGTTTTTCTGTGTCTGATTCTATTGGGCCGTTCACTATAGAGTCTGTACTTACTGATTCATTTAGTCTTATAGACACACCAGTCTTTAATGTAGGTGTTAATTTTAGTGATTTGTTTAGTCTTACAGACGCACCAGTATTTAGTGTAGGGTTTAATCCTAGTGATTCAATTAACCTTACAGATGTACCAATATTTAATGTAGATACTAATCTTAGTGATTCTTTTGGTATGTCGGATGTGTTCAGTCCGACCATGTTATTCAGCAGACAATTTACTGACAGTGTGTCTATGTTTGATCAGTTTGCGCCCACTGTTACAAAACCTATTGATACTGATTTATCTACAGCTGCAGTAGATCCAGATCCAGTAACAATGTCTGACATTCCTGCTATGACGTTTGGGCTTAACAGTTTATCAGATTCAGCTGGCGCTACAGATTCACCAGCGTTTGCTGTAACTAAAGGTTTTACAGATTTTCCACATGCTACAGATACACAAGTATTTAACGTAGGATTAAATAGTTTAGCTGATAACTTTACAGTAACAGATGTACCTACATTTGCTGCCACCAAAGGTTTTTCAGACTTTCCACAAGCTACAGACGCACCAGTACTTAACATAGGGTTAAACGGGCTGTCGGACAGTGTGTCAGTTTCTCAAAATATAGTTTTACAGCCTAACAAAAGCGTGTTAGATTCAATTAGTGCATCTGACAACACGTATGAGATAGGTGCAGCTTTTGAGGGTGACGGGGGTTTATTCAATAGCGCCACGCTTATAGGCTCTTCTCCACCTTTTAATGAGGAGTTTGCATTGCAAGCTTTTAGTAACTAGGAGGTATTATGTTTAAAGATGAAATTACGGTAACAGGTAAGCTAAATGTTATACTTGTTGACCAAATGGGTATTGTCAAAGAAGAACACGACTTTGATAACCTAGTAGTAACCGCAGGAAAAGGTTACATAGCGTCACGTATGAAAGATGCTACAGCAACAGCCATGAGTCATATGGCTATTGGTACAGGAACTACAGCAGCTGCTGCAGGTCAGACTACTCTGGTAACAGAAGCAAACAGGCAAACGCTCACTAGTACTAATGTAAACGCAGCCGCTGTAACTTATTCAGCTACATTTGGAGCAGGTAATGGAACAGGAGCTATTACAGAAGCTGGCTTATTTAATGCTAGCTCTGGTGGCACTATGCTCTGTCGTACAGTGTTTAGTGTAATTAACAAAGGTGCAGCAGATACGCTAACGGTATCATGGACAGTAACGGTGTCGTAAATGACAAGCTATTCAGAGGTAAAGGTAGCTAATAACGCTAGAGCTTCTTTAGCAGGAGGTATTTCTGCTAATCAAGGTTCTTTATCTCTAATAGGTGGAGAGGGTGCAAAATTTCCTACTCTAAATACAGGTGAGTATTTTTATATAACTGTTACCTCCTCAGCGCTTGCTACTAATACGGAGATTATGCGTGTCACTAGTAGATCTGCCGATACCCTTACAATTACTCGCCCTGATGGAACTGCTAGAAATTTTAACAATACGTTTTCCGCAGGTGATTCTGTAGAGTTGCGAATTACTGAAAATGCTCTTACTGATTTATTTGACTTAGACATCTTACTACCTAGCATACCACCAGATACTGACCCCTCTAGACAGAGGTTTTCTTTTTACAGACCTCCTGTTGGACATACCTTAATTAGGTATCTTGGACGGTATGGTCAGCTTGATGGTACACACAGTGAAAATGAAAAACATAGATCGTTTGCTTTAAAGTCCGATGGAACAAACACCACCTACCAGCCTCTTAACCCTAGCGATATATCTGACGATAATAATACTAATACTAGTTTTATCTCTCTTCCTGTAAGGGCGCATCCTTATATGGCTCATGTACGTGGCAATGAGATGTATGAAAGAGAGTTCACTACTATTAACTTTCCAAGTGGCCCTTATGTGGGGAGCTGGGTTGAACAAAACCAAAGCACTAATGGTAATTTATACTTAATGGGTGAAGGCCATGATATGCCTATACAGGCAGGCTCGTTAGTATATCTTGATAATGTAGCTGATGTAGTTGATGCTAGCACAGCTAGTGGCCCTCAGCCTTCTACCTCTAGTTACCAAACAACTTCCTATGGTGAGAATTTTATAGCGTACACTACATCTAACACTGTTGGTGCAAACATTATAACTTTTAACGATATAAAAATCCATTATGACACTACAGGCGGACGTTATTTCCCTCCTCATAGTCCGTATCCATTAGGGGCTAGCCCAGATCAAGATTGGAATGCATTTGTATATGTAGGTGCTTATCTGTTTCCACCTGCAGTACCTGCTGGTTACATAAACATACCTACTGGGACATACATAACAGAATGCACTGTGTCAGGTTCTGGTAATACCTACTCAGTTAGTGCTACACTAAATAATAATGTAATCCTTCCTGCTACTTACAGAGTACAGTTTTATAAAAATAGATTTCTTCAGTTGGGCAAACACTACAGTGCTTCTACAAAAAGCACTGTCTATTACAAGCGTGACGATTTAGCCCCTTCTCCTCAAACAGTAAACAGCGACACAAACATAACAAATGTGAACCAAGGTTCTTATCTGCCTGTGTCAGGTAATATAGGTAACGTATATATTTGTACGGCTAACAGCCCACACTCTAATGGTGGAGCTAGTGCTTCAGGAAGAATTAGCTCTACCCAGTATTATTTTCAATATGAAACAAACCAATCAAACGGTGACTTTCCAACACAAGCGGGTGGTGATTTTGGCATAACTGTTAAGCCTGTAAGTACAAATTCTGTATTTACTATTAAACTTTACACTGGGTGTTATAAAGATACTGGAAGTGCATACGGAGCTATAGCGTTTTATTGTGATTATATTGAAAATGATCCGCAGCCCCTCAGCACAAGGAATTTTAAAAACACTGGCGATCTTGATACTGCTAAAGCAGTAGTTTTAATAGGTCGGCATATGCATATTGACAGGTTTTTACAGCCTGAGTTTAATGGTAATTTTACAAGAAAAAATAACGCAAGTAACGAAGGGTATTATTATTCTTTTTCTACTGGACAAGTTACCCCTGGAACGTGGCCTAACGATCCTGGGAATACAATAATAAGCCAACAAACTATGACCCAAACAGCTTCTGTTGATTATGTCACTCACGTTGATGGCACTGCCGTAGGTAATATTGCTGAAAATCAGTATTTTGCAGGCCACTGGAATAACTTAGTTCATGTTTATAGTACTTTGACTGCAGCTCAATATTTTAGACCTGGGGTTACTGATAAAGTAAGGTTTCGGTTGCAGTTTTATAGGGAAGATAACAGCGGCACAGCTTATTTAAATTATCTTGACGGGCATTCAGCATGTCTGGTTGTAGAAGAACACATACATCCTTATGGATCATTTGGGTTTGATATACCAGGTGGGCTTGATACTACCGCACATTGGAATGGGAACATAGTAGACGCATGACAAATTATCACGACATAAAATTTGCAAATAACGCTTATGGCACTCTGTCTCAGGGTTATTCTGCAACTGACACAAATATAGTTTTAACAACGGGTCACGGAGCTAGATTTCCTACACTGACAGGTAGTCAGTATTTTTTTGCTACGTTATTAGACACATCAAATAACCAAGAAATAGTAAAGGTTACAGCTCGTACTAACGATACTCTTACTATAGTAAGGGCACAAGAAGCTACTACTGCTAGGGCTTTTGCTACTAACGATAGAATAGAGTTACGTATTACAGCTGGGGGCCTAGGTGTATTATCAGATTTAGATGAGATTTTACCAGATCAATCGTCTGCTAGTGGTAAAGTAATAACTAGTAATGGTAGTAATGCAGCTTTTGATGCATTGAACGTTACTGATTTTAGTAGCACTAACAATACAGCTACAGGATTTTTCAGTTTACCAAAAGGAACTACAGCACAACGACCAGGATCTGGTAATGCTGGTTATCTGCGGTATAACACCGATCATTATGGTGGTGCTAGACCAGAGTATTATGCTCAAAGCGGGGAGTGGCTACCTCTTAACTCACCTATATTAAATAAATATGTAATATGTGCTACATCTACAGCATCAGGATTTTCAACAGATAATAATGGTAGGTTTCCTAGTGATGGCAGTAAATGGACTGCTGCAGGGTTTACTGTAAATCAATTTCCGTTAACTCCTGTAAATAACGGAACGCACAACATATTGTCTGTAATATTAAAACCAATGTCTACTGACAGTATTTTCTTATTAGAAGTCAGCGGAACTTTTTATAATAACTCAAGTTATACTTACGCAACTTTTGGAAGGTCTATAGCATCTACTGCAGCAGGTACTACAGCTGCATCATCGACATTAAATGTAGGTCATCTTAGACGAGGGGGAGACGGTACAAGTACAGCCGTAGCTGATGGTATAGCAGGATGGCATGCCAATGCTCATGTTCATATGGGTGGGTTTGCTTCTTATGATGAACCTAATACAACAGATTTTGTAAGATACTGTATACATTTTAGTAATGATAATAATAACTACATCTACTTCCCTCACACAGGCATGGCGTCCTTTGTTGTAACAGAATTAGATGGCATAGGTACAACAAAGGTATCTACTGATGCTCCGTTGGAGGTGAACTCTTAATGGTCGCTGTAGCTAAAAATAATGTCAAAAGTCAGATAACAGGAGGGATAAGCTCCACTGCTCTTACAGTAGACGTAACTAGTGGTGATGGCGCACTTTTTCCTGCGGTTAGTACTTCTGGCACAGATTATTTTTATGCTACTTTAATTGACACAGCTTTGAATACAGAAATTGTAAAAGTTACAAACGTAGCTGGTGATACTCTTACTATAACTCGTGCTCAAGATAATAGCACAGCTAAAACGTTTAGCGCAGGCAGCAGAATTGAGATGCGTGTTGTAGCTGCATTAGTTAACGACTTGTTTACGCAAACGTCAGGTGGAGGGGGGCAACGTTCAGAGTATTATGGTTTTTATAAAAGTTCTGCAGGTAATTTAAAAGCAGATTACACATCAGCTGGTAGTACAGAATTACTTCAAGAATCTGACTATGATGAAGCGTTGTTTCTTCCTGGAGATATACAACTTCAGATACGTTATGAAGATGACCATGAAGATGATGGCCATTTAGAAATGATTACTACTGGTGGCACAGGAGTAGTATCAGGACAACAAGCATTTACAACTCCTGGGACTACTACATTTACTGTACCAGCTGGAGTTACAACCGTTTCTGCTGTAGTTGTTGGTGGGGGCGGAGGTGGATCTGCGTCAACACTAGCTAGTAATGGTGTTTCAGGTGGCGGAGGTGGAGGCGGTGGCCTTTCATATGGAACATTTTCTGTAACCGCAGGCGAAACATTAACTGTAATTGTTGGTGCTGGGGGTACAGGCGGAACAGGTGCTGGAAATAATAACGCTACAGCAGGAGGCACTTCAGAGATAAAAAGAGGTACTACAATATTACTTCAAGCCTTTGGTGGTGCTAAAGGTTCATACAATCAAAGCGGAGTTAATGCTGCTGGTGGCGGAGTAGGTAGCCAAGGGACAGAAGCAGACGGCGGTGGTAACGGCGGAAATGGCGGCCCAGGCGCTAACGGAAATGGTGGTGGCGGCGGAGGCGGTGCTGCTGGATATTCAGGCGGAGGCGGCACTGGTGGTAGGTATAATGTCAATCCTACAAATGCTCAATCTGGAGGCGGCGGAGGCGGCGGCGGAGCTATTAACAGCTATACAGCAGCAGTCACATCAGGTGGCGGAGGCGTAAGTATTTTTGGCGAAGGCGCTGACGGTGCTGCATCAACAAGTAACAACACAGCAGGAAACTCCACTACTCAAGGACATAAAGGGTCATTAGCTTCACCCTTTACACTAAAAAGTAAAACCCCTGGTGGGGGCGGAGGTGGAGCTGAAGATGATTCAGGACAAAGTGGTGCTGATGGTGGAAATGGAGCCGCTAGAATTATATGGGGTTCCAATAGAGCTTACCCTGCCACGAATACTGAAGATGTTTAAGAGGAGATGTAAATGGCAACGATAGATTTAGGAAAAATCAAATTTAATTGGAGAGGTACTTTTGCCAGTAGCGATACCTACGAAAAAGATGACGTTGTCTTTTATCCACCATCTTCTTGGGTTTATGTAAACGCTACAAATAAAACAGGCTCAGCCGCTGGAGTGCCTAGCTCTAGTAATAGTGCACACTGGGATCTTATGGCCGATGGTGCTAACCCTATGACTACACAGGGTGACATCGTTACTCATAATGGTTCTCAGTCTGTTCGATTACCAAGAGGTTCTGCTGGGCAAACCTTAGTAGTTAGTGGAAACAATGTTGCATGGGGTAGCCCAGATCAAGTTAACGTATCAGCTAATAAATACTTACAGCCTAATTATGATCGTGTGATTACTGCTACTTCAGGTACTACCTATGGAGCTTCAGGACAAAGAGCTTGGCTAGCTGATTATGCAAATAACTGGATACCTGAAAGCGGAATACCTAACCCTGCTATGGGGCCTGTTATGTATCCTACTAGCCATAACTATTGTGGTTATAGGTCTGTGGTTTATCTAAATGAAAATCACGAAGTTATCAAATGGGGTACTGATACTTACCAGTGGAACTCATTTACAGGTAATAACAAACATAAAGGTGGTTATAGCGTACCAATTAATCCTGAAAACGGTACGCTTGAAGAAGGCGAATACTTTGTAAGATTGTGGGTAGAATATTCTAGTATCTGGTGTCTTACAAATAAAGGATCAGTCTTTTTTGCTGGTTATAACGGATACGGAGAAAGCGGATTAGGTCATACAACTAATATGCATGGCCTTACTAAAATCCCACAGTTTGGGCCAGGTCGTACTCACTCTGGTACAGGTACACGAGTTATAGGTATTCATGTTGCATCTGGTGGTAACGGATATCCAAACTATCACCGAGTGTTTTTCATTGATGAACAGTACAGACTATGGGCAATGGGTTACGGCGCTAACGGCGTTTTAGGACATGGAACTACATCTAGCACCTCACTCCCTGTGCTTATATCTGGTGTAGGTAACATTATGTCTATACAAAGTAGTTACCTAAGCACAATAGCTATTAACACAAATAGAGAGTTGTTTGTATGGGGGTACAATGCTAACGGTTGGATGGGTGGCCCTGCAATTAGTACAAACCATACCTCACCCATACAAGTAACTGGCGTAAATAATGCATACCAAGCTCAATGTACTACTCATGTTTATCTTACTTCTTCATGGACTTATGTTGGTACAGCTCATTATTTAACTACAGCTGGTAATTTATTTGGTGCTGGTTACGCAGGTATAGGTTTCTTGGGTGACGGCACTAGTGTTGAGAAAAACGCATGGACAGCCATTGGTGGTGCTACCACCTATTCTCAGTTCTATTATGTTGGTGATAATAGTCGTGACATGTCTATGCATGCACTTGATGGAACTCCAAATTCTCCAGGTTCTACACCTTGGGTTTGGGGCTACAATGGTACAGGGGTACTTGGTCTAGGTAATACAACTAACCAGTTTGCTCCCACTAATCCATCTACTACTACCCTATATAGTAATACCACAACATCTACAGATGCCACTGCTGCTTCTCCTCAAACTGCTCTTACATACCCAGGTACTAGTATTGCAAAGATTTTCACTACTAGAGGTATAAACGGACAAAGCACAGCTCAAGCATACCACGAAGATACCGAAGGTAGGCTGTGGAAGTTTGGGTATAACAGCAATATGAATTATTACAGAAATAGCACAGGTAACGTTACACTTAGTAATATCCGATTAGATTGGGGGCCGTGGGCGCAAACTAGTGCTACTACTGCTAATTACCATTGGGCAGGAGAAACCCAAAAGAAAATTGTTCATATGACTGGCGCTGGGTATTCCTATAACAGTGAAGGAATACAGTTAGCATGGATGTCTGATGGAACAATTATGGGTTGCGGATATAACGGAGTCGGCCAGTTAGACGAAGGTGATGGCTTTGTCGAAGGCTGGATACAGCTTAATTAGGAGGTTTTATGGCACAAAAATTATATAAATGGACGGGTGAATTAGGCGAACCTGTAGAATGGGATTCAGAGTATGAAGCTCCTATATGGCATGGAACAGATCATGCTACTGGCAATTCTTATGGAACTTTAGATACACGCTATGCAGCTCTATGCACTTCTTCTAATGATGACTTTGCAGCAACAACAGCTCAAGCAGCAAAGACATGGGTAAAGCAAAACTCGCCATATGCCAAACAAATTAATAAAGATTGTCAGGAGGCTATACGTGCTAGCTATAGTTTGACCGATGAGTTGAAAGCACACAGGATAAATGACACAGCTGTGCTTACTGCTATCGGTGATATTGTAGCTACACATACAGCTAAAAAGAATGCATTGGTAGGTGATTAATGGCTAGGGTTAGTGAAGTGGAAAAAGATTTAGCAACGCATGAAGCAGTATGTGCTGAGCGTTATGAAATGATTTTATTCAGAATCAACCGATTGGAACGTCTTCTGATCGCTTGTGCAGGGATCTTGATTGTGGGATCAGGGTCAGTGTTAACCGCTATAATTTTTAGATTAGGAGGCTAATATGGCATACACGGTGAAAAGCAAACCCAAAGCCAAAAAGAAAAATGGCAATGGTAATGGCTTAACAGCTGCTCAAAAAACGCTACCAAAGCAGCTACAAGCTAAAATAATGAAGAAAAAAACTGGTGGCTCTGGTTATTCAAGTAAAAAAAGGATGGCATAAAATGAAGTATTGTAAAGGATGTAAATCAAAAGCAGCTTGTAAAAAAGCAAATAAGTGCCTGAAGAAAGGCAAAAAGTAGCGTGTTAGCAGAGTTAGCAGCAGCAAACGCCGCATTTGCGGTTATTAAAAGAGCCGTTCAAAACGGTAGAGAGATTGCTGACTGTGCTAAATCTATAGGGCAATTTGTCCACGCTAAAGAAGACCTAAGGCACAAGGGCGAGAAAAAGAAACGAAGCTGGTTTCACTCTAGTACTGAGGATGATTTAGAAGAGTTTATGGCTCTAGAGAAAATACATCAGCAAGAAGAAGAATTGAAGCAGATAATGATTTACTGTGGACGCCCTGGTCTTTGGATGGATTGGCAAAGGTTTCAGGCTGATGCTAGAAAACGAAGACTAAAAGAAAGAGAAGAGCGAGAAAAACAAAGAGCAAAAATGATGGAATATGTTGCTATAGGGGTAGCAATTCTAGTGTGCATCGGTGGAGTTCTTCTTCTTGCTTGGTGGGTTGCTTTTTTAAAATCTGCAAGAGCAGAAGGATATTCATAATGGCGCAGAAAAAATTACAAAAAGAATCTAAATACGCTGAATATGATGAAGACGGAGATGGCATTGTGAGCGATGAAGAATTATCCCATGTAAAAGCCATTAAAGAAACCGAAACAGCATTACGGAAAAACTTAGCGCAGTTGCGTATGGCAAGGTATACCCTTATTGCTATGGGCGCATTCACTGCAGCCATGTTTTTCGTACCTCTGGAGAGAGTAGAAGCTCTCGCAGATATAAGTAACCTTTTCTATATATCAGGCGCTGGTATTGTAGGCGCATATATGGGAACTACAGCATGGATGGCTAGAAAATGATACAAGCATTGATTGGCCCAGTTACAGGGCTACTAGATAAATTTATACCTGACGCAGATGAGAAGGCAAGAATTGCCCACGAGTTGGCAACGATGTCTGAGAAACATGCCCAACAGCTTGCGCTCGCCCAAATTGAAGTTAATAAGGCTGAAGCAGCATCTGGGTCATTGTTCAAAGGCGGCTGGAGACCAGCTGTTGGTTGGGTTTGTGCGATTGCTTTTGCATACCATTTTATCTTAAAAGACTTAATTATATTTGGTGCATCATTTGCTGGTGCAGAATTACCAGAGCTACCTGAATTTGACATGGGTACACTTCTCACGGTTCTTGGCGGCATGCTCGGAATCGGAGGACTCAGAACCTATGAGAAGCAGAAAGGACTTACTAAATGAGTTATGTATTATCAGAGCGAAGTCTTAGTAGACTAGAAGGTATAAATGATAAGTTAATTAAAGTTGTAAAATCAGCCATTGATTACACAAAAGTTGACTTTGGTGTTACCTGTGGACTCAGAACTGTAGAAGAACAAAAAGAGTTAGTAGAGTCAGGTGCATCAATGACAATGAACAGCAAACATCTTGATGGTAATGCTGTTGATCTTGTTGCATACGTAGGCCCCAAAATAAGTTGGGAGTTGAATGTTTATGATGATGTTGCCGAAGCTATGAAAACAGCAGCTATGGAACATGATCTGTCAATACGTTGGGGTGCAGCATGGCATATTGATGACATAAGAGAATGGCACGGAACTATGGAAGAACTTATGCTTGCGTATATTGATTTACGTAGGCGACAAGGTAAACGTCCATTTATAGATGCCCCACATTTTGAGGTGACATAATGGCGTCAGTTAAGTTATTAAAATTTTTAGGTGAAGCACCACGTATTACTTCAGAGTTGTTACCTGATGGTGCAGCGCAGATTGCATATAATACTAAGCTATACTCTGGAGATTTAATACCTTACCGAAAACCTGTCTTTGATCGAAATTTAGGGCGTACAGGTACTATAAAAACTGTATACCCTTTGACTAGCCCTACAGGTGTTGTTAGATGGCTAGCATGGAATACAAGTGTTGATATTGTTAAAGCATCACAAGGAGATGAGTTTGATGATGATGAACAAAGATTTTATTATACAGGCGATGGCGCACCCAAAGTTTCAACTTATGACTTGGCTACCTCAGGAAGCGGCCCTTATCCTACTACTGGTGGGCATTATCAGCTTGGACTTCCTTTACCAGATACTAAACCTATTACATCAGTAACAGCGTTTACTACTCTTGATACTGTATCTTTTTCTAGGGATTCAGCTAACCAAGCTACTATTGTAACAAACGGTAACCATAATATTAAAACAGGAAATATCATAACTGTTCGTGATTTTACAGGCACTACCCCAGAAACATTTAATGCTACTAACGTAACAGCCACAAAGCTTAGTGATACAAGTCTTCAGTATTTTAGCACTGGAAATAATGTAGCAGTAACAAACAATACTAATGGTAAAGTAGAGCTTGCTGGTACAACACAAGCACGTAATTATGTGTATAGTTGGATTACTCCATGGCAAGAAGAATCAATTCCTTCAGCACCTTCAGAAACAGATTTTTTAAAAGAAGGTCAAGTTGTAACCCTTACTAACTTACCTACAGCCCCGCCTGCTGTTCCTACATATAATTTTATACGTGGGATTAGGTTGTATCGTACAATACCTACAGCATCAGGAACAGCGTACTACAAACTTACTGATGCTTGGTATCCTGTTTCTATAGCTACAGTTAGTCGAACTACTAACGTAGCAACGGTTGAGTTTGCTGACTACCACAACTTATCAGAAGGTGATAGGTTTAAAATATCTGGATGCACAGATACATCATTTAACGTTACAGATGGTATTGTTTTGTCAGTAACTGGACACCAGACTATTACATATGCAAGTTCTGGTTCAGATAAAGCTACTACAGCAGATACTACAGGCAAAAAATACCATGATGTAGCTGAGGCTCCTGATGATCCAGCTAGATATTTTGGTGATCCTGCGCTTAGCAACCCGTTTCATTTTGTAGATGATTTTCTGTATAGTAATCTACTTACAATATTAGGTAGTGCTGATAATGATGCACCACCTGAAAATATGCAGGGTTTAGCACTTGCTGCTAATGGTATATACGTGGGATTTTTTGGTAACCAAATTTGTTTTTCTTTACCTTATAAACCATATGCATGGCCGTCTAAATACAGACTTACTACTGAATATAATATTGTAGCCTTAGGTGTATCTTCTGGTTTTATTGTAGCATTTACTGAAGAGTATGCGTACCAAATTACAGGTAGTACACCTGAGAATATGGACATTGCTAGGATTGATACGCCGTATCCATGTTTGTCTAAAGACTCAGTTGTAAACATGGGATTTGGTGTAATGTATTCTACCTACGCTGGTATGGCTGTATATAGTCCAGCCGCTGGTTTAACACTCATTACCAAGTTTGTTCACGACTGGGATACATGGAACGCCACAGTTGATCCTAAAACTATTGTTGGCTCTTATTACAATGGTAAATATTTTGGATCACATTCAGCTGGGTCTTTTATATTTGAGCAGGACGAACGTATAGGTGGTTACTTTACATCTATTGATTATACATTTACAGCTGCGTATACAGACCCAGATACTAATAAATTTTATTTTGCAGCTGGACAACAAGGTGACTTGTTTGAGTGGGATAAAGGCACAGAACCACTTGCTCCATTAGAATGGAAGTCAAAAACAATTACAACTAAGGACTATCTTAATCTGGGAGCAGCTAGAGTTATAGCTGACTACGCAACACCAGATGTAGAAACTAATGCTATTATTGCTTTAAACGTTCAAGTACCTATAACTAACGCTACCGTGTGGTCAAACAATGCAGAGATAGGAACTATTAATGGGCCTACTGCAAATGCTACTAATAGCAGTATAACAGAGCTTGGTACATTAAACTCTGCACCTATTCATGAAGATAACTTGACATCATATTTACTGGATATTCCAGGTGCATTGCCTGTTACGTTTAGGTTGTGGGTAAACAAAGTGTTAGTTTATGAAAACACAATATCATCTGACAACATATTTAGATTGCCTACAGGTTACAGAAGTGATACATTTGAGGTAGGAGTGGCGGGATCTGCTAGGATAAGAAGTATACACTTGGGTGAGACGCCATTCGGATTGAGGGCATCATAATGGCAACACGCTACGCTGCAATACCTGCCGTACCACAAGGGCAACTTTCTGGAGCCGCTACTGTCGTGCTTATTACAGCATTGAAAGAAAATGTTGAATTACTTACAGGCACTAGAGGTGAAGATGATTTAGCTAGTAAAGCAGTAGCTATAGATCAAATACAGCAGAATGTATTAGACAGACAAAATATGGCTCAGGTAGCTGCCAAAGGTGTTGGTTATACAATCAGTAGTCAAGAGGTTGCTGATTTTAACGATTTTGTAAAGTTAATAAACGATGTACAGATTTTAGCTAATGATTTAGCAGAAACAAGGAATGCGCTTAATTCTTTAATAGCGCAACTAAAAGGTAGAGCATAGGAGGTAAATATGGGCTTTAGAAGAAGGATGAAGCGAAGATTTAAAAAAAGGTTAGGCGCTGTAAATGAACGTCTTAGTAATTTAGGCGGTGGCAACACGGCAACTCAAAAACCTAATGTTAATACGCTAAGTGGTACAATTAGACCTTCGGCAGCTAATCCACCTACTTTGGCAAATCCAACAGGTGTAACTGCCTCTACTGTTCAGATTGCATCTCCTGCTGCTCAACAAAGACCTATGGGTTCACAAGCCCCAGATCTAGGCTCTACTTTAGATATACCTCCAGCGCTCAAAAACTTAATCGAAGGTGGTAACCTCCCCACCATCAACTTGGCTGCTGTTAACCGTACTATTCCTACTGGTACGAATCCAAGTAATAAACAAGCTTCAGCCTTAGATTTCCGTTTACAGCCATATGTGTTTGAAGAAGGCGGTATGGTTGGGCCTGGAGGTATGCCAATACAAGGTGGTATGCCACAGCCTCAGAACACAATGCCTATGACTCCAGAACAAATGGAAGGTCAAATGGCTCAGACTGTTCAGAACGATCCACAAAGAGTTCAAGCTTTAGCTACAGAATTACAAAATGCTATAGCTAGTGGTGAACTTAATGCTGACCAAGTTAACATGGGGTTACAGTTAGCACAATCTGCATTGCAAGATCCAAACCTTTACCCACAACTACGTCAGTATGCAGTTCAGCAAGGTCTAGCAGAGGAAGCAGATCTACCTATGGAATATGACGAAGGGTTGATCTTTACAATTATACTTGGATGTAGACTTGCATTAGGTATGCCAGTTCCTGGGATGGGACAGCCTATGCAGCAAGGTATGCCTAGCATGAGATCTGGTGGAGCACTACCAGAAGAAAGCCCTAACCCAGGTGGTGGTATCCCTATTATGGCCCATGAAGGTGAGTACGTGATACCTAAAGAAGTTGTGCAGAGAAAAGGTACAGAATTTTTCGACAAACTAATACAGGCAAACAATGGTTCAAAAGTCAGCTAATATAATAGAATTTCCAGAAAATTCTTTCGAGCCTTTGCTTCTTAGCACTAAGGAGCATTACGATAAATACTGGGCGTATGCAGAACCGTACATTAAGAAGTGTCTTGATGAAACAACACACGGTGAAATAGACACTAGTCATATATACGAAAGAGGCTTGGCAGCTCAAAACTACGTTATTGTAGTTAAATCAGATGCTGGGCCAGAGCCAGAAGTAAAGCTAGTATTAGTGTTTGAACCTAGGGTATATCCTAATTTACCTGCTCTTAATTTGTTAGCCATAGGTGGTTCTGATCTAAAGTCTTTGTCAGATAAATACTGGGAAAAACTTTTAGGTTGGGCTTACATGAATGGTGTTAGAGCTATAGAAGGATTAGTAGGTAACCCAGCTATGGAACGTATAATTAAACGATTAGGTTTTAAACCTATTTACACACATATGAGATTAGATTTAACGGAGGCCCAAAATGAGACAAATTGATTATGTAGCAAACACTGGGCTAACGCCCATAAACTTAGAACCATATACCGAACACGGCGGTGGCGGATTTAAGAAAGTTGTAGCTGTTGTTGCAGCAGTAGCTATACCTATAGCTGCTCCTATGATTGCAAGCAGTATTGGTTTGTCTGCAGCCATTGGTTCAGTTATGGGTAGTGCCTTGGTTGGTGCTGGACTAGGTGCTGTAGCAGGATCAGTCACAGGACAAGGTGTAGGTAGAGGTGCGTTATATGGTGGTATATCAGGTGGTCTTGCAGGTTTCTTTAGGCCAGGACAAACTGAATTACCAGGTAGAACATTTGATAATGCAAGATTTTCAGGTTCTCAATTTAGACCAGACGCTGGATACACTCAGAATTTTCAAGCAGGCGTAGTTCCTGGTACTAATACTCCCATAAATATAGATATGGATGGAGGTGTTACCCAAGGTCAAAATTTTGATGTTCAGGATGTTCAGACTCTCAATGATCCTGGAGCTGGCTCTACCGTTGGTGAAAAACTATCTAATACTAGAGTTGATGGTACAGGTACTGTTGTTGATGGTTCAGGTGCAGTCAGTCAAACCAACTTAGGTACAGATGCATCAGTAATGAACACTGTAGGTAAGACAGGTGTTAACACTGGAAGCACTACAGGTATTCAAAATGCAGGTATATACGATGTTAAGCTAACAGGTGACAGGCTTGCGGATACTGGGGCTCTGTTAAAAAGTAAGTTTACTAGTCCTATGGCTATAGCAGATGTAACCACTCAGTTAGCTGTGAATGTATTGGGCTCTGAGCTTTTAGGTGTAGGTGAACCATCTGACGAAGAAAAAGCACTGCTAAATGAACAGAAAGCACAGCTAGAAGAACTCAAGAAAAATAATAGAGAAGCATACGATTTTGCTATGGCGCAGGCTAAGAGATATTTAGGTCTTGCTGAAAACTTTGATCCTAATCAAGTAGCAAGAACAGCATATCAAACAGCAAAAAACAAAGGTGCGCTTGCTAAACGGGATGCTCTAGCTTCTATTGACTACAACAACCCTGGGTTAAGAGCAGCAGAAAAACGTAGGTTTGATTTACAGACTGCAGCAAATGCAGCTACTGCATATGATTCGGGTATGATAGCAGGTCTAAACACACAATCAGGATTGTATAACAAAGCAATCACTGCTTTCCCTAAATCTACAGGGTATAGTCAAGCATTAACAGGACTACAACAATCATACGCAAATCTGGCTAAGAAAAGATCAGATGCTAGAGCTGGGTTAAATCAAATGTTTGGAGCTTTTGGAGTAGATCAAGGCGATGGTAATGATCGCTATGATACATTTAAGTTGGTTCCAACTAGAATATCATAGGTGCTAGCATGGCTTTATTAGATTTTCTACAACGTGCTCTACCATCTAATACAGCAGAGGTAGATGCGTTTCATAGAGGTGCACAGCAGTTCATGGAGCGTAGGCGCTTAGGCGCAGAAAATCAACAGATGAACCGAGAAGAGCAAGCTCGTATAGAACGTATGGGTATAGGGGTTCAACCTTTTGATAAGAATGCATTTGGTGCGGATATAGAAGTACCTTTGTATACTCCTCCTCAACCTTTAGATATGGACGGAGGTATTAGCCAAGGTCAAGATGATATAACATATGATGAATTACCAAAAGCTCAACCTATTCCAGGGGCTATAACAAAAGAAAACCCTTTCCCAGGTCAGATTACTTTTCCTGAGTTTGAACAACCTGATCTTTCAGGTATGTTTCCAGAAGGCGTTACAGAAAACACTGACGCACAAGCTGAAGAAAAAGAAGCGTTACATGTAAACGGGCTGCCTTGGAAAGTAGTGCCTAAAGGTAATGGACAGGTAGTAGTATATAATGGTCAAGAGTTCGACATCAAAGATGTATTTGGCGATGGTAGTAGTCTTCAGCTTGTAGATAGAAACGGGCGTCCTAACTTTCCTTTAACAGATGCATTTACCAAAGGTCGTATTCAAGGAATTGTAAATACAGAGATAAACCCAGGGGATGTGGATACAAATGTACCTACACCTCAAGCACCTACTAAAAACAAATTTATAGATAACGCAGTCGCATCTGTAAAAAACGACAGATTTAGAAACATACAATCACAGTTAACTATTGAGCAAGCTAGGTTGGTTGGTATACCTGAGGGTGAAGCTCTCGCATTGCTAGCTATAGAATCTAACTTTGGTAACGTGCCATTTACAGGTGGTCAAGCTAAAGGTGCTTTGCAGATAGAAGCTCCTGCGTATACAGATGTAAAACAATTTTACGCTGGTAAGATGCCAGCGGGTGCAGACTCAGCTGAATGGCAAAAACTAAAAGGTATTGCTGCTAGTTTACCAAAGAATTTTTCTGGGTTGACTGATAACAGAGATCAGATCACAGCTTCATTACTATATCTAAAACTAATTAAATACAAAGGTGTAGACCCTAAGTTTCAAGGTGCTGCATATAACGATGGATATGGTAAATTTATAGGTATTAACTCTCTACGAGATGTAAAGAAGTTTGCTAAGAACCATGACTATAATTCAGTAAACACATACAACAGAGCGTTTGTAAGCCTACAAGATTATCTAACTCAGGTAGGTAATTATTTTTATCCCGTATCTGGCGGACAAACAGTAACAGCTAATGTTCCCACCATTGGCTCAGCACAAGTAGGAACGAGTACTACAACTACAGGTAATACTGGTGGCACTGCAAATGCAGCTGCAAGCACTGTCCCTACTAAGCTGGATAATAAAAACACAGTGGTTGGTGTAGTCCCCCAAAACGTTACTGATTCGGTAGTAGATAAATCTTTAAAAGGAACTACAGCAAAACAAATTACAGATCCTATAACTGAGCTAGGTAGTAATCCAGATCGTTTAGGTTTTGAGTTTCAAAGAGCATTGCAAGCTCGTAATATATTAGCTCAATTTGCTGAGATTGACAGGCGTAACGGACTTACAAACTCAGATAATTTTAAAAAACAAATATTAGATTTGCAAATCTTAGATACAACATTGTACGTCATGCAAGCTTATGATGCTCTGAATAAGTTTACTTACTCAGGAAATCCTAGCCGTATGAATGCAGTGCTTGATGCTTTTACAGGCGGGGCACTTAGAATTCGACCTAGGACTGATGGTTTGTTTGATTTTATTAGTGCCGATGGTAAACCTGTTCAGGGCATGACAGGCTTAAATCTACAAACTGTTTCAGTAAATGCTAGAAAATTATTTGATAGTAAGTATAAAGCATCCGTTGAGGCAGCAGCTGCAGAACGTTCCAAGTTTACATTCGAGAAAAATTTTGAAACTAACATGGATATGATTAAGAAAGATGCTGAATTAAAAGGATTTAGATTTGAGAAGATAAATGACGAGGCTTATAGTTTATTCCAAGGTAATTTTAAACAAGATTACACACTTCAAACAGTAAAAGAAAAAGTACCTGATACAGGCGAAGAAGTAGAAAGGGAAGTATTCCTACCTGCTGGGCCGCCTGTGCAAGTATTTAACTTTGGCGTAAATAATTATATGAGAGCTGTAGGAATAGGTAGATAAATGGCAATAGAGGATCTAAATCCTTATGGTGCAGCAGGACTTAAATCTTTTGGATCTCGAACTCTCAGCGCCATGGATGCAAGCCCAGATATTCCAAGGGTTGATGATAATTACGCAGGGTTTGGAGTAAACCAATTAGGTTTAGCTTCTGTAGATGCAGCAACTTTAGGTCAAGCACTTAATGATGTAAGCCCTATAAATGAGCCTAGCGTTGGATTTAACGAGACCACAAACCAAGTGTTTGTAAATGGTCTTACGTTTGATGCTGATGACTATCAGACAGCTGACAGATCTGCCAGTGAAGAATATCTTACACGTACACCTACAGGTTTGCCTGACGGATTTAGACGACTAAGTCCAGAGGCATACGGTTCATATATTGATAGCATTAGAAACCCAGGCAAGTTTAGGCTTATAGGTAAAAACCTTGGTATTGGTTTTGATAACCTACAGATGTTAGGTGGTGCTGGGCTAGCTTTTGCTGGTGATAGTCTTGGATCTGAAACTATTAGTGGTCTTGGTAGAGATATTATTGAGCAACAACAAGAAGATCTAAGACGTAAAGAACCATTCCAGAAAACATTTACAGATGACGTAGTAAAAGAAGGTGAACTTAGTGATTGGTTTTTAGCAAACCTAGCACAACAAGGGCCAAATTTACTTGAGTCACTGGCTGCGTTTTTAGTTGGTGCTACAGGAGCTTCGATTGCTCAAGGCAATCCACTAACTGGTGTTTTAACAGGTGTTGGTACTGCTCTTGGTAAAGGACAAATTAAAAAACGGTTGATGAATGCAGTAGCTAAAAAACAACGTGGGCAACCACTAGATGCAGGTGACCAAGCGTTAGTAAGAGGTGTAGCTGGTATAGCTGCTGCTATTGGAAACAACTACAGAACAGGTGTTAGTGATGTATATCTAGAGCTTCTTGAGTCTGCAGAGATGAAAGACCCAGGAGCAGGACAACGTCTTGCTGCATTAGCTGCAGGTATACCGTACGCTGCAGCTGAAACATTATCAGAAGCATTTGTTGTAAGTAAATTTTTAAATCCTGTTGGCACATCAAGAATGTTTAAAAGGATTTTAAAAGCTGCAGGAGCTGGTGCTGTAGCAGAGGGTGCGGCAGAAGGTGTACAAGAATCTACTGTAATAGGTACAGATGCATTATTAAACGATAAAGAAATTGCTACAGAACAAAACGGTATACGTCTTATCAATGCTATAGCTGCAGGTGCAGCTGTTGGTGGCCCAATAGCAGGTCTTAGTGGTATCAGAAGTGATAACAGCCAACCAATTAATATGCTAGATAATGATAGTGGTGTATCTGATACAGGAACTGCTCTTGCTCCTATAGCCCCAGAGACAGGGCCTACTGATCGTATGGGGGGCGGTGTAGATCCAAACTTTACTATAACTCCAGTTAACCAAGTAGAGTTTCAAGAGCCCACATTAGAAGATAACAGACCTGTTACAGTGGCTCCTGTTTTCCCTGATTTTACTGTTGCTTCTGATGGAACAGTTGATCCTAGCCAACAAACTTTTGATCCTATGAATCAGCCTGTTAATATTCAGGGTGCATTTTTTCCAGGAACTGCAGAACAACCACAAGGCGCATTAAATGTAACACCCGAAGTTACAACATTAAATGAAGTTAATCAGAATCTAGGTACACAGCAGAACACTACTCCTGTTCTACCTCCACCATCAATACTTTCTGATCCTAACCAACTGGATTTACCATTTGAAGATCAACCAGATACGGTAACAACTCCACCACCTAGAGAGACACAGCTACCTCTGTTTACACCAGAGGAAGCACCGAAGCAAAAACCTCCTGCTAAACCACTGACTGATAATATACCGCAGTCAAAGACAGAGTTTGCTCCGTCTACAGTTCCGCAACTTGAAAACAGGCGAAACAAAAAAGACTTGGCTGCTACTGCCAAAGGTGAAAATCAAATATCTGGTGGTAGACAAGAAGACAGAATAACAGATCCTACTCTACGTAAA